GTAGTCATTCCACGCAGTATGCAGCAGAAAGGAGGTGTAACCCGTGTTAACTCTCACGCGTTACAGTTACGAGACTAAAACGTACTCTAACCATCCCCCCGTTCATGGTGGTAAGGAAACGTTAGATGTACCGGGTTTGTTCTACAGTCCTCAAAATAATATGGACGCAGAAACTATACCGGATACAGGTATTGGGCGTAAAAACCCCAGTGCTTGGCGTAAACTCCGTAACCAAACAAAGAGAAACGAAAGGGCCAAGCGTGCCCGAGCAGCTAGGAGACGCCAAAAGGCTCAACTTCGCGCTACCCGTCTTTACGAGGAAGCCCGTAATAAGTTGCGCAATCTTGGCAAAACCAAAGGTCACCGAGAGGAAAAGGCTTATTGGGATCGTAGGATGTCTTTTAACAAAAGTATGCTTAATTTTTATAAGCATCATCCTGCTAAGGCTGTAATTTATTACAAGCCCGAACATACCTACACTCCCTACCCATTCCATCCGTTGCTTCACGTACGCACTCATGGGAATATCTCATGTATGGGTACAGACGCATTATGGACCGGATCTCCTGCATTCCTCCAATGTCAGAACGGTCAACCCGTCTTTCAAACAGACGATATGGACTCACTGATACAGAGAACGAGCGTGATGTACGCTTACGAGGAGGTCGACTCTATCGCTTCGCTACCCGATTACACCGATTATAGTCTTATAATCGCTGCAAATATTTGGTATCAAACCATTCGGGATGGCGCATATAAGAAAGTTGTTAAGTGGAAGCTACAAGGCGTCACGGTCTATACCGTGGCAGGCCAGCACCATACCGCTAGAGCAATATCTTATACTAATTTCGATACCGGTCTACGAACCGGAAAATCAAGTCCCAGAGATGTTCTCATTCTTGCTAAGGCCGTTGTATTAGATGAACAAAACATCCTTCGCAACGATAGCGGTGGTAATAGAATACCAACGCGATTACCTGAACCGAACGATTTTAACGTCGATTATTGGCGCGATAATCTTCTTGCTAGGATGAGATACAATGAGCGAGAACTGTACCGCTACTCTGGCGGTGATGTCCAGCTTCGAGCTCCCGTTGCATTGGCTGATGCAATCTCCAATGTTTTGAACGACGCTACGGCAGAAATTCCAGTAATGTCGCAGAATAATTTGAAATCATTGAAGCTGTTTGGTGACTTTGTAAAACTCCTGATTCAAGCCAAAAGTGGTGATTTGAGAGCGCTTGACGATGCAGTCGCGCATGCCTCAAGAATCATCGGAAAGCCAAAAAGACGCATTTATAGTATGTTCTTCGATAAGAACGAACTTTGGCGCGCCTGGCAACAGGCACATTTTACGGGCCGATACATATGGTCCACGAATGTAATGAATTATAATCACTTTTATAATTATATGGCTTCCAATGCCCTTCCATCCTTCCGAAAGATGTTCAAGAAGGTTCATGCAGTCCATGATTTTGATGGAAATGCAAAAATCTTTGTTGGCTTTTCCTATAAGGATAAGGCACTGAAGGGATTACTGAATGCGTACCAGAATTGCTATTATGCCGGAATTCTTCCGACGTCCTATGTTCTATGGGACATGCTACCGTTTTCTTTTATAGCAGACTGGTTTGTGCCAATCCAAAATGCACTCCAAGCACACGATCGTTCTGAACACCTGAATCCTACGTTCCTAGAATTCAAAGATGGTTTTGAATATAGTATCAAATACCAGATTGACTTCAAAGGTGCGTCTGCTGATGTCTATTTTCGATTTAAGCAAGGGTGCTACCCCGTTTTTGATCTCGGTTCGTACATGTGTAACTGGAAACAGAAATCTGTCACAGATACGACCATTGGCCTGCGCGTTGCTGACGGAATTTTCCTAGCGACGTCATGTCTATAAGAAAGGAGCCCTTTTTTTATGGCAGTAAATCCATATACAGCGCACTTTGCTGTACAGAACACAGAAGTAGCAGAAGAAGGTTTAAACAGAGTCAAGATGGACCTGAAAACCGACTATGCACTTGTTGCTGAGTCACCTAACGAAGTGATTCTTAGTAACAAGACAACCACAATTGATCAAGAGGAAATTATTACCCTCCGTCATAAGGTAATTCCGAAGGTCAACACTAATGCAGTAATTACTTATCCTGCACCTGTTAAAGCCGGCGTAATGTATACTATCGGCATCGATGATGTTCTCAGACTTCATAATGAGTCTATGGGAACTTATACTGATAGACCGATTTCAGCATACCTCCAGATTCGCCACGAACGCAGCGGAGATATAACCGACAGTGTCGTATGCGAAGTACTGACTAGATTAATCAGTATATTCTGGCAGAACGACGGAACATTTCGTGTTCCCGATTTTGTTCGCTCAGCTTTACAACCTATTGAAGATTAAAGGAGTATAATTTATGGACAACACTAATTTTAGAGCAAATTCCCTGTGGTTCTTCGACTTAAATACTGACGCCGAAGCACTTGCTCGCATGGATTTTAATGCACAGGGCTTTAACGATTCCCCTAAATGTGAGGATTTTGTTAAAATGAATAAGACCGCATACGCTATTGTATCGAATGTTTGGCTTGCTATTTGCCAGGACGAGGAATTGCCTGGCCTAGCCAATCACTTAGCTAGTCAGATTTCACAATCCGGTTTGACTGCCGTTATAAAGTGGGCAACCGGAGCGGCTGACAGCTTGCGCCATTATTCGGATAGTGGTTTCAACACGGAAATTCCAATCTTTTCCTTAATGAATGTGTTGGGATACGGTGTCGGATCAATTCCTAACCTTATTCGCGCACTCTCATTTCCGAAACGTTTTTGCCCCGTGTTGAGTACAAAGCTAGACGGGACCGCAATTAAATCGTTTGTGGACTTACAGGAGAGACTTAGAGATGAAGTTATAAACTACGACTTCTTCACAAAGTCCGGTTACTCCGAAATTTTTCGTGAGATAACGACTGCAATCTTTTCTCCATCAAAATATGATGCAGTTTTTGAAGAATGCAGTAAACTCCCTTGTATGTCACACGGTTCTTCCTGGCTTTACAATCAAAACGCAAGAAAAGATTTAACCACGCGCAACCGCGCTGTTAAGCTTTTGTATATCAGCGAAAACGGGCCTAATAATATGTGGATAAACGATGATGCCCAACCTGGCTTTCTGACGGTCTTTGAAATCAACTTCAAACTACCGACATACTTCAGCTTAGTTGGCTCTCTTCCCGCTAATTCACTAAGATCATTTGTTACGCAACCAACACGTAATGATGATTGGGATCCAATTTTTGATGGGTGTTCGTACTGTGTTGAACAGCTCGAACCCACGAAATGGTACTTTGCAAGAAAGCATGTACCTATGCGTTATACAAAGCATGTCCCCGTCGTATCATCTTATTCCTTTGATACTTCCAGCAAAGGAGTAATTAGTTGGAAGACAACGGCGATTCTTGACCCGTTAGACGATGAGTACGCAACATGGCCATCAGTTTCGTATCTTTATAAAATCGCTATAAATCGCGGTTTAAGAAGGTCGAGCAAGGATTCTGGCCGTCGTATCGGTGGACACCCAGCAGATTGCATCAAGGGTATGGAAGTCCCAAAAACTGCCTTTAAAAAGCGATTTATTGGAATTTCAAACCCAGCATCCATGTCTCGACAGTTAGCGGCCAAAAGGGCAATGGAGAAGAGTATCACTACTCAGTATCACCATGTAATTCCTACAAATACAGGTTTGTATAAAACAGTGTCTTGTAGTACAACATTGCTCATGCCCTCTCGTTTTCAGGCTGTAAATCAAGAATTAGCAAGATTTGGAGCAGAAACGGGACTGTACGGAACTTACGACTTTAGTAGTGCATCCGATTTAATCACGGAATCTAAGGGTTCGTTAGTTTTAGCTACGAGTCTGTTTAATTCTGGTGTGTATCAGCGTATTATGCGCGTTGCGCCCAGATATATAAAATTAGGCCGTGATATTATTAAGATGGTAACTGCTACACCTATGGGGGTCGGTGTCTGCTTCGAAGTAGAGAAATTCTTTTACTTCGTAGTAGGCGAGGCCGCCGTACGCAATAGCCTCGAAAACTTACCTCGCAAAGTTCTGAACGAGTGGTTTTCAAAAGCGTCTAAGGCTAGCAAAAATTTTCCTAACATTCGTCAGATCGTTTTGGGTGGTTTCTGCACCGCGATGGGTGATGATGTGTGCTTACCTTCTTTCGCACATGATGCCTTCTTGCAATTATGCTGTGAACTAAAGTTAACGCTCAACATGGAAAAGACGTTTGCGAGCACCTCTTCATACGGTGCTTTCCGTGAATCATGCGGGAAAGACTGGATTCGCTTATCCGATTCTACAGATTATGTCCACGATGTTACACCAATCTATTGGCCTAGACATGAAATGGACTTTTCCGGCCTCGATAAAGAGGTCACAGAATATGATGTAGAAAAGGATGAATGGAAGACCGGTACTGTGCTTTCAAGTTTAATTGCTCTGCAACATAAGCTCGTAAAATACGGACATGCTTTCCAGTGGCTCACGAACACGATTCGCTTACTCTGCCCGGATATGACAACCTCCTTGATCGGCTGCAATTGCGACGATCTATGGGGATTAGTTGAAGAAGGGCCGGTTAAGTACCTTGTAAACGGTACCTACCTAGCACCCGATAGTATCCATCCTGATGATATCGTCACCATTGAGGGTGTGGAGTGTAATAAACGAATCGGTCATTTCACCCTGTCCAGCAAAAGTCGTGACGACATTGCGAAGGACGCGTTTGTCATGCGTGATTCTGAATTAAACGCCTATATCCTTAATCAGTACCTTGCCTACGGTAGTGGCAAAAGTGCATCTGAAAAGGGTATGGGGCTAGTCACTATATTGAACGAGCCCATGACACCGTCAAAATTAAGACAGGA